TGGTGCCGTCCGAGTAGATGGCGCGCATTGCGGCCACCTTCACCGGGTCAGTCAGGAGCCGGTGGAACCGCACCGTGAGCGTCTGGGTCAGCTCGGCGTTCGCGGCCTGGGCGATGATCAGCTCGCGGCCCGTCATAGGCTGCACATCCGCGGGGACGCCCGTGAGCACATCGCTCCAGGTCGTGACCTGTTGCCCATACGAGTCAGTTCCGGTATCGCGCGTCTGGAACGTCACGCGGCGGCGAAGCGTTCCGCCCCTCATGCCCAATAGCTCGGAGGGTCGAAGGTCTGCACGCGGTAGTCGTCGAGCAGACCGTCGAATATTGGAAGTTCCTTGATCTGGCCGCGGTTTAGAACGGCGATCAGCTCACGGTTCTCATAGAGCGTGCCAGCCATCATCAGCATCCAGACCCGAATTCCGGATGGCACGTCAGTACCCGCATTGCCATAACCGCAAGTGAACGTCACCGATATGGAATTCACCCGCCGCTGTGTCGCCGGCCAGCTCGTTCCAGGCACAGGCACCAGCCGGGCAGGCTCCGACATCCCGTCCACGATGTAGGCGCTTGGGTCGAGCGTCTGCTGAGTTCCCGTCTCGTCGATGTAGGTGATCGAATCCACGCTCACGAGGGGCGGTTTCGGTAGGTAGATCTCGTCAAGAGACTGCCCATCAGGACGCGCCATCGTCAACGGCCCGGGGCCGGTGCCCCAACTCGGGCCATACCAATTCGCGCTGCTCGTCTCGGCGCCTGGACGCGGGAACCGGTCCATGGTCATCACCCATTGCTGCGTGATGAGCGCTCGCCGGCACTGGATCTCGGCTTGCTCACGCGCCTTGGATAGCACGATGCCGAGCCACGCGTCTTCACTGTCGTCGATGATCCGTAGGTGCTGGCGGACGATGTCGTCCGTTGGAAAAAACGGCTCGACGGCCGGCGCGGCGATGAGCTTCAATGCCATTCCTGCCCCTGGTCAGAAAAATAGTGGACGACCGAAGCCGCCCGCAAAGCCCCTTGATCAGGACACCGAGAACTTGACAACCTTGATCGCTTCCGAGTTCGTGAGAATCCCACCGACGCGCTTCGTCGTGTAGAAGCCGATGTACGGCTTGTTCGAGAACGGGTCGCGGATCACGCGAGTTCCGATGCGATCGACGATCAGGTATCCCTCTTGGAAGTTGCCGAACGCGATCGACAACGAACCAGCGGCGACGGCTGGCATGTCTTCTGCCTCGACCGCTTCCCAGCCGAGGATGTTGGCCGGCACGTCAGGCGAAGAAACCGGGTTGAAGATGTACCGGCCGCTCGAATCCTTGAACGCGGCGACCTGAAACAGCGCAGCCTTGCCGAGAACCCACTTCGAACCCGCGCGATAGCCCTTCTTCATCGATCCAGCCACCGTGAAGAACAGGTCGGTTGGGTTAGAGGCCGCAAAGCCGGCCGAGACGCCGGTCGGGATGTACTGGATTGAGCCGAAGGCGCGCGTGCCGTCTGCCGTCGCGGCGGTCGTGCCAGCAAGGAAGCCGGTTGGCTGGTTGGTGCCAGAACCCGAGATGAAGGCGGCGCCCTCGGCCCGCGCGAACTCCGTCGCCACTTCACCGGCCAGCCACGATTCAGCGTTGAAGAACACATCGTCGAGCATCTGTTGCGATGCCTGCGGGTTCGCATAAAGCTCGCCCATGGTCGGCTTGATGTCGACCAGGCTCGGCGTGTTGGTCGCCGGGCGCGCGGCAACTTCACCCACCCACCCGGAGGCCGTGCCGCGGGTGTTGATCAGCTTGTGGTAGTCGCTCGTACCGATCTGCACGACCTTGGCGATGCTGCGGATCGGGCTGATGTTGACGACCGTCGAGTCGATCATCGAGTCGATGACCTTCGGCACCGCATAGCCGCCATCGGCGCCCGAGTTGGTGCTGATGGCGAGCGCCTTCTGTTCGAGCGACAGGTCGAACTCGATGCCCTTGCGCATGTACTTGCCGAAGGCCGCCTTGTGCTCGGTCACATCGGCCTCGGTTTGACCTTGGGCGCCGAGATTGAGGCGGCGGCCCTTGGCTTCCATGTTCTCGATCAGTTCCTTGACGGACTTTTGCGTGGCGGTGACTTCATCGAACGCCTTGACCATCACGGCCATCTGATCCGATTGACCGCCGTCGCCTTTCTCAATCTTGGCGAGACGGGCATCGTTGGCCGACTTGAAGGCCTCGAAAGCGGCGTTGCCGGCCTCGATGGCCTTCAGGATTTCGGTGTTTTCGGACATTTCTTGGTACTCCAGATGCGAAAAAGCCCGCTCGCGGCGGGCTATGGGATGGAAACGGACAGGTCAGGCGCTGAAAAGCGCCTTTCGCTGTTCCAGCAGAGTGGCGATGGCCTTCAATTCGTCTGATCCGTCGGCCCCTGCATCACGCAGGCACAGCGATCGGATTCGACCCATCAAGGTCTTCGCCTCGGAGCGGGAAAAGCCGCCTGCATCCCGCAGGTAGCGCTCGGCGCCGCTCAAGTCGCCGATTTCGTCGATGCTTTTGACCGCCGCAATGCGCGCCGAGTCGTTCATGGGGAAGGTGACCGGGGAAATCTCCAGAAGATCAAACGACTTGATCGATCGGATGCCGGTTTTCGCGTTGTAGTCGGCGTCCTTGGTGTAGCCGCCGATCGAGAGGCCCGAGAGCGCGCCCATCTTCATCAACTCGTACGCTTCGGCACCCCGTTGTGTCTTCATCGCGAGTTTGCCGGCGACTTCGAGGCCCTTCTGGGACTCGTTCATTGATTGCCAGGCGCCGATAGGCTCGCCCTGGCGGTGTTGCCACAGCATCGCCGGCATGCGGCCCTTTGCGGTGCAGTCTTGAAGGCTGCTCGTGAAGGCTCCGGGCAAAACGATGTCGCCACCCTGGTCGATGTTGTTGAACGTCGAGCCCATTCCGACGAAAGAGCCGCTCTCGGTGATGTCCTTGACCTCGAAAGCCGAGTCGATCCAATTGCGTTCGGTCATGCTGCGGCGCCCTCCTTGCCTGGTTGGATCTGCGGATCGCCGTCCGCATCGTTGGAAGACGGTGGATCGCGGCCATCGGTCATATTCAGCGGCATCAGCGGGATTTCGAGGCCCGGCAGCGAGTTCATGCCCTCGCGCTTACGCGCCTCGTTGCGGGTCATCCAGCCGTTCAGGATGCCGGAGGCGTTGAATGCCGCCCGGCTCGCTGCGTTGCCGCGGAGAAGCTCGCTCATGTCCGCACGTAGGCAGACGGATTTTTTGTCCGCAGTCGAGAACAGGTCGCGACGCACCGCCTGCTCGATCCGCGTCGCCAGCGGCTGCACGCCGTCGGTGGCGAACTGGATGTTCTGCTCTTCGATGTTGCCGAACGTAGCCTTTTCCAGGTCGCCGATCTTGTGCGGCGGCACGCGGAACAGGCCGGCTATTTCGCTGCGTTGGTACTTGCGCGTCTCCAGGAACTGCGCGTCGTCGCTCGACATCGCAATCTTGTTGAACGTCGTTCCCTCTTCGAGCAGCGCCGTCTTATGGGCGTTCTCCCCGCTCGTGGCCGCG